AATCGTTTAGAAATTGATCAAATTGAAACAGATTCAGCTACAGCTGATAAATACTTTGCAGAATTGCTTGATCAGCCAGATATTGAGCTAGATATCAATGAAATTCATAGAAATGCACTTGTTTATGGTGATGCATACGCTATTGTTTGGCCAGATATGGATGGCAAGATGGCAATTGATTACAATTCACCACTTACAACAACAATGGTTTATGATCAAGAAAATCCACGCATTAAGTCATTTGCAACTAAAATATGGCAAATTACTGATGCTTCTAACCGCAAAGTTATTAAAATTAACATGTATTACAAGGATAGAATTGAAAAGTATGAAGGTTTAGGTGAGATTGATAGCATGAATGGCGTTCCAAATCTTACTTTGATCGAAACCATACCTAATCCATGGAATGAAATTCCTGTTTTCCATTTCCGCACACATAAACCATATGGAAGACCAGAACATGCTGATGCATTTGGTCCACAGGATGCAATTAACAAGTTAATCTCAACTCACATGTATACAGTAGACTATCAAGGTGCTCCACAGCGCTATGCATTGTCAAATGGTGGCACATCTAATGAATTTGATGACTTCTCAGAAGATGATACAGCAAGAGAAAACATTGGAGCACTTCAAAATGGTCCAGGACAACTCTGGTATTTACAAGGTGTTTCATCTGTTGGACAATTCCCAGCAGCAGACCCATCAACATTTACAAATCCTGTAAATGAATTTGTAGCTGACATGGCTGCAATTACATCAACACCAATTCACTACTTCTCATCAACAACATACTTGCCATCAGGCCAAGCCCTTCGTGTTGCTGAAGCACCTTTGACAAAGAAGGTACAGAATCGTCAGATGGCATTTGAGTCAACATGGAAAGATTTATTCTTATTTATGTTGAAGATTGAAGGCATTGTTGCAAATATCGATATCGACTGGAAGCCAATTGAAACAGTTGATGCTGTAGATAATTGGGATGTAGCTGTTCGTAAGAAGTGAGTAGGTATGCCATTAGAGCAAATTCTTCTTGAACTTGGATACGATGGTGAAATTGCAAAGATAATTGCAGATGCTGCTGGATCAACAAATGCAGCAACACAACAAGCACCAGATGCAGGACAAATTTCCCTACAAGGAACTGGTATGAATACCAACAACCTGGCAATGCAAGAGGCAGCGTCAGATAACAATCAAGGAGCATAATAAATGGAAGAACAGAATCAAGTAGAAGGTACATCTACCGAAATTCGTGATCCTAAAGCCGTCTTAGAAGCTTTAGATAAAGCGAAGGCGGAAGCTAAGAAGTTCAGATTGGAAAAGGAAGCCTTGGAGACACAGGTAAATGAATCTATCTCCAAGATTTCCCAATTCCAGTCTAAATTAATGATTGAAAATGTAAATAAGCATTTGTCATCATTAGGAATTACCCATGGAGATAAATTAACTAAATATATCAAGATGGATGCATTATCGTTAAATGAAGATTTTGAGGTAGTAGGTCTTGATGAGCAAATTGCTACATTAAAGACAGACTTCCCAGAATTATTCGATCCAAAATTCATTGTGGCTGGAAAAGCTGACTCAGGAGTGGCTGCATCAATAGATGTTCCTCAAACTGCTTCAGATTTACAGGCTAGAATGGTTTTAAAGAAATAAGAAATAAGGTATAATTGTCTTATGCAACTCCAAATGGACGTTTGGATTGCGATTAATATATTCGGACGATTATATGTTCAAAATTCAAACTAACTAACTAAAAGGAGATTAACATGGCCGCAGGTCGCACAGATCTCACAGAAGGTAATGGCTATATCCCAGAGGAAAAAGGCTCCGTTGCTATTCAAGCAACATTGGCTAACTCTGTTGTAGAAGCTTATGCTCGTCGTGAGAATATGGCATCTCGCACAAAGGGTGTTCCACGCTTTGTATCAGATGCACCAGTTATCGTCGCAGAAGGCGTCGATATTCCAAATTCTGACACTACTCTTGATGAAGTTGTTCTTACAGCTAAGAAGTATGCTCAGATTTTCAACATTTCAGAGGAAGATCTTAACGATTCACTCGTAGACACACTAAACACTTACAAGAAGGAGTGGGCATCACTCTGGGCACGTAAGTATGACAATGCTTGCCTTGGCGTAACAGCTGCAGGCGACGGAGACGACGGACAACCATTCGACTCTGTATATCGTGTTGTTTCACAGTACAACTCAGCTTCAAACCGCATTCAGACAGCTGGAGCATTGACATTCAATGACATTTCAGATGCTCTTGGTCTTGCTGAATCAAGCAAGTACTTTGATGCTGCTAACACAGTAATCATCGCTCACCCAAAGATGCTTTCACACATCCGTAACATGGAAACAACTGGTGGAAACTTGGTTCTTCCAAACCCACTAGCTGCACAGCCAGGTAGCCTATTTGGATACCCACTTGTAACTTCATACGGAGCTGCAACATCTGCAGCAGCAACAGCTGCTCCAACAGGTAACCCACTTCTTATCGTAGGTAACCGCAATATGATGATCAACGGTGTTCGTTCATCAATCGAATCAGCTGTATCACGTGATGCAGACTTTTCAAAGGATGGCGTCTTGCTCAAGACTCGTATTCGTCGTGGTTTCGCTGTAGCAGCGGCTGAGGCGTTCGCAATCGTTGAGAAGACTTCAGCATAAGGAGGAAATAACAAATGGCTTCTAAACTATACGGAAATTTCCTACTTAAGGCACTTAACAAGGAAGTAGATTTCGACTCAGATACAATCAAGGTCGCTCTACTTACATCATCTTACACACCTGATCAAGATGCACACGATTACTTCAACGATGTTTCTACATACGAAGTAACAGGAACAGGTTACACATCTGGTGGAGCAACTCTTGCTTCAAAGACAGCTACATACGATTCAGCTACAAACGTAATCGTACTTGATGCTGCAGACGTAACATGGTCTTCATCAACAATCACAGCTCGCTATGCAGTTGTATATGATTCAACAGGCACAGCAAGCACATCAGCTCTCATTGGATACGTAGACTTCGGTTCAGACCAGTCTTCAACCAATGGTAACTTTACAATCACATGGGATTCGACTGGTATTGTTCGAATCACAGTAGCGTAAGGTAACGCTATGGACGCAAAGGTAGAGGTTGGCGCACTTCAAGCGAGTGCTTGTATAGTCGTAGTCCAAACCACTGTCGAGATCCTTTCTGGTGTAGTTCATTTTTCTCCAGTAGTTTCCAACCTCACCTTTGCTCCAATTACCTCTGTTAGTGGACACAGCATTTCAGCAATCAACCCAGAATTAACTAGAATTGGAGTCAAGGCTGCCTAACCGCAGCCTATTTTTATGTCATTATATTCACAAAGAGTAGCGCAAGATAGCCCACTATTTTATTTTGAAAATAACTCAAGTGGCGTAAACAATACTGGCTCCATAACACCTACAATCGTAACTGGTTCATCAACACAATTTATTAGCACAGGCGGAGTATCTGGCACACCATACATGTACAATGCTGGAAGAACTGGTGAATACGGATTTGAGTATTCAAACTCATCCACAATATTTAATGACAGAGTATTTTCTATAACAGGCTGGTTCAAAGTAAACTCAACTGATATCAGCTCAAATCCAGATTACATATTCCACGCAGGAACTACTGCAAACGGTATCTATTTACAGAAAACAGATAAATTATATGTTGGAGCATCATTTGGCGGTAGTTCAGTAGCTACATCTACAGCACCATCATTTGACGCATGGCACCATGTTGCTGTAACTATGGATACAACTAATCTTAAACTTTATGTTGATGGAACATTAATTCAAACAGTTTCATCACCAGCCTCATTATCAATTGACTCCCTAGTTAAATATTGGGGTAGAGCAACTACATCTGGAACACCAAGAAATGGTGTTAAGGGTAATCTTGATGAATGGGCAGTATTTAACTCAACCCTTTCATCTACAACAATTGGAGAACATTATGTAACAGGTTTTGGAATTCTTCATAATGCCACCCCAGCTACAGCATCAGCATTAGCTGTACAACCTACAATAATTACGGATAAAATTTTATCAGTATCTCCTGCAACAGCATCTGCTACATTTGCAGAAGCATCTTGGAACTTTGTTAATCTTCCACAAATGCTTGATACTTACATGCAGACATTGTCATTTG